GATCGAAGGCGGGCTGCCACCCTCGGGCGGCTTGGGCTGCCGGTCGCGCCGTCCCCTGCGCGTTGCCTTCAGACCGGTGCCCTTGATGTCGCCCTTCTCCTCGTCCTTCGTGGAGCCATACGCCTTCTGCGGGTCGCCAGTACCAGTGACGCCCTCACCGGGTGTCACCAGTCCTTCGTCCGGCACTTCGCGCGTGGTGAGGCGAGCCGAAGCCTTGTTCTCGTCGGCTTCCTGAACATCACTGGACACGCCGCCCTCCTGGCGGTCGATGGCATTCTCGCCGTAACCGATGTTGTAGTTGACGATCCGATTGCGCGGTTCGTCACGGTTGGCTTCGTACTCCTGAATCCGCGTGACAGCCGCAGACGGGAGATTGCGCATCGCGGCGAGAACGTCGTCCTCTTCCATCTCGTCGTAGCCGTCGAACGGCAGGCCGAGGTGGGCCTCGCTGCGCGTACCGGCGTCGCCACCCTTTTCGAGCACATGCGAGAGCGAGTCGTACAGTTCGCCCTCACCCGATTCGAGCGCCTCCAGCCAGTCCTTCGCGATCTTGTCATCATCGATGACATCGCCCCGGTAGTACGTCTCCCCCATCCCGTTCTGGTAGACGACGGAGCCGTCAGCCTGCGGCAGCGAGGAAACGGTCCGATGGACCGTCACTTCGTCAGCAGTAACAGTGTAAGTCATGTTGTCACCTCCTTACGGGATCCGCACGTCGGCGTAGAGGAATGCCTCGGGGCGCTTCATCCGCACGATGCGGCGTGACGCCTGCCGAAGCAGCCTGGTGTAGACACCCTCGCCCTTGAGGATGATCTCGGACTGAGGACCGGACAGGAACACCGTGTCGCTGGGGCCGGACTTGATCTCCACCGGCCCGTTCAGAGTCTCAGCAATGCTGACACCCTCGACCGTGTAGTCAGTGGTGATGAGGAGGTTCCCCACCGGCAGATAGCGAGTGTGGTCCTGCGGGCGCTTCGACGCACCGACAGACTCCTGTCGGAAAGCACCGTTGCACGGCACGAACTGCGTACCGGGCGGCAGGAGCTTGAGCACGTCTTCCAGCGTCGGCATGAACGGCTGCCCCACAGGCACGTTGAAGTACGTGCGGAGCTTCTGGTTCGACGTGATGAGCAGTGAATCGTCATCACTGATGTGGATCTTGCGGCCCGGAGCGCCAGCATCATTGCTGACCTGCTTGAGCCACACCTTCAGGTCGTTGACCGGATCACTGTTGGTGAGGTCAGTCCACGACACTGCCGTCGTCGGCTTGTGCCCGCTCGGAAGCGGGTAGTCGATGACAAGAGCGGTGTCACGAAGCTGATACTCGATCGTGAGTTGTCCGGAGAACGCGGCCCACCGCATCCATTCGGTAAGGCGCTCGTTGCGACGTTCGAGGATCTGACCGATCTCGACCAGCCTGCGCGCTTCCCTTCCGGCAAGCTTCTCGCCACCCTGCGTCAGAACTTCCCAACGCCGAGGACTGATGCGATGTGCCTCGTCCAGATAGGCAAGCTCGATGACCGTCTCGCGCTCCTCGCGACCCGTGATGTCCATCAGGGGGATTGAGGCTTCCGGCGCACGGAACTGACCGATGCCGGTGGCGTGGAGGTCTTCGACGCGCATGCTGACATACTGCGAGTCGGTGTCCTGCATCGGCGCGATCTGCTCGCCGACGAAAGGAGCCGTCTCCATCTCGGTTTCGACCGGACCAACAATAGCGTCAGTCAGTGCGGCCTGATCCATGATGTCGTCAATAACTGCCATGTGTCTTCACCTCCTCCCTTAGCTGAACTTGCAGGTTGGCAGAGCGGCCTTGATGGCGGTGCCATCAGTGGCCCAGCCGACGATGCGATCGGTGCGGAACCACTGACCGTGATTCCACATCGCAGCCGGCGCGTCGGACTTGGCCGTGTTGTCAGGAAACCTGACAGTGGCCGAGAGGATGCCGCGAATCGGGTTGGTCGTCCCGTCCGCTGTCACCCACTGCTGGTACTGGTTGCTCCCGTTCTTGCGAAGCGGGGTGCCGGCGACCATCGTCAGCTCACCCGCGCCGTCAGGAACAACAGTGCTGGCGTCGAGCACGACCGAGGCCGCGACATCGACGTTCGCCTGCTGGACGAGGATTTCGAGATCGGGAGTCAGCGACCGATTGCTACGGATGTTCCATGCCACTACTCCTCACCTCCCCCGGAGACGGTCGCGCCGTAGCGCTTGCGAGTGCGCGTCAGGTCGCGGCCGGTGATCGTCGCAAGGTTCTTGCGGTGATCGTCGGTCGTCTCGCCCTCCTCCTCCGTGCCCTCTTCCGGCCGACCGTGGTCGTCGGTGAGGTTCATGTCGGAGAGTTCGAGCTTGCCCTCGTTGTTGCGCGGCAGAAGCTCCACGAACTTGCGAAGCGCACCGGCGACGGAGATCTCCTCCTTGCCTGTCGCTCCCGTGGCGGCGTCACCGGAGAGGTGCATCTCGCTGTCCGACAGCAGTACTGCACCCGGCTCCTCAGCATCGCCCGAAAGCAACACGCGACGGTAGAACTTGAGCAGCCCTGGCGCGGCGGAAAAACCAAGACCGCCAAGGGCCTTGACTTCCTCCTCCACGCTCGACCGGCGATCCTTCGCCTTGAGGCTGTCGTTCTCCGTCTTGAGCGGATCGATATCGCTCTGGTACTCCTGCTTGAGCTTCTCCTTCTGCTCGTCAGAGAGTTCCATCGCATCGATCGTTTCGAGAATCCCCACGTTTCACACCTCCTTACTGGGACTTGGCAGACGAAATCAACTGTCGCCTGCGTTGACGTGCAGCAGCAACCCGCCCCTCGGGCGTATCCAGATTGTGAATCGGGACAACTCGCGGGGTGGGGGCGGGGGCCGGCTGCTCGGCATCCGCCACGGGAGCATCAACGCGCTCCCAATCGGCCGTTCCTGACAGCATGATCGAATCACCAAACGCCAGGAACTCCGCGACGAATGCCGACTTGTTCTCGGTGTTCCTGATCCGAACCCTGCCATCAGTGCTGACCTCCTCGATGCGGAAGGACTTGCCCACCTCACCGAGGTTTTCGCTCAGCTTGTCACTGAGCTGGGTGAGGAGCTTGCTGTACGTCCGCTCCTCGAAAGCGTCGCTGGCGGCGATCATCGCCTCTCGAACTTCGACCCAGCGCGTTGCCGGCGCGATCGCGACCTTGTTCTCGGACAGATCGAAGGGGATGACCCAGCGCTTGCGGTCGCCCTTGAACCACTCCTCGACCAGTGCGGTGTCGTCACGACTGATGTCCATGACGGCGTAGTCGGGCTGCGGCATGACCGGCAGCGTGGGATCTTCGGGCCGCTTGGGCGAGAGCGCTGCCTGCACCTCTGAGCGAACCCAGTTGTAGGAGCCCTGCTCGTTCCAGACGATCTCGGCCTTCTCGGGACTCGTGTCCCCGCCGTCCTCACCAGCGTCCAGATCGACAACCGTGATGTCGTCCTGCGCGCCCACCGAATCGTCGGAGGCGTAGACCTTCTTGAACGGCTCAAGGTCATCGATCCACGGCTGCTTGGTGAGGCAGACATGATTGATGGCAGACGCGAAGTGCTTTCCGTCCGCCTTGCGGGTGAAGTCGAAGACGATTCCTGACGAGACGTTTGGAATCGTTCCACGACGCACCTTGCCGGCGATGTCGGGCTCCGTGAACCCGAGGCCGGCCTGCATGTAGTGCTTGCCACCCTTCTTGACAACCCGCAGCGATTCGACGTAACCACTGTTGTTGAGAACGTCGGCGTCGTCTTCGGGCTTCGGATGGCGCAGCGGGATCGTGACCGACTCGAACGCCTTGTCCTCGTAGGACTTCATCAGCTCGTCCATCGAGATCGTGATGAGTTCGTCGGTGACGGACGACTTGCCGAGCGGAACGATCTTGAACGGCATCTTGCGCTTGCGACCGGGCGTGACAGCGAAGTCGCCCTCACGCAGGATGTCCTTCCACACGATCGCCTTGTCGCCTACCTTGTCATCGACTGCTGCTTCGGTAGACGAGAAGATCAGTTGGAGAACGTCACTCATGCTGCTTGCACACCTCCTTCTCTGAGCTTTGCCTTGGCTGCATCGAGGAGGGCTCGTGGCACCAGATCGCCGGCCAGGTAGGCGGCGATGATCCACGGGTCACCGGGAGAGAAGACGTGGTGGCAGCGACGACATTTGT